GAGTTCACACAAACACAAATTCAGATCAGACTTCGAGTTGGGCCTCGCTAGGAAACTTGCTGAGGCCCAAGTTAACTATGAGTACGAAACACATAAAGTACCGTATCAGCCGAAGATAAAGAACTACACGCCTGACTTCTGGTTCCCCGAGTACGGATTCTTTGTTGAGGCGAAAGGAAAGTTTGATACTGCAGATCGCGCAAAACACCTCTTGATCAAGAAACAGAATCCTGATATAGATATACGATTCGTGTTTATGAGAGCGCGTAACAAAATTAGAAAGGGCAGTAAGACGACCTATGCCATGTGGTGCGAGAAGCACGGTTTCATGTGGGCAGAAGGTAGCGTACCTGTTGAGTGGTTTAATGAAAGATGAATTTGAAATGGCAATCGAGATGGAGCGTGCTACTCTACTCCCTGATCGGTACTACATGGTCGTACGTCCTACAGGTGAAGAGACGTTTGCAGTAACTCTGTACGATACAACAGAGGGTAAGCTAGATGAGGAAGGATACCCGCATCCTGCTGAGATTGTTATGCAGGGACTTCTTGCAATGCTCAATACAGACGTAGAGAATGTGTTTGCATACGGAGCTGCCGCTGTTGAGTTTGACAAGTTTAAGAGGACTGCAACCGAAGAGGCAGGTCTCTCTTTTGAAGCAGGCGACGATAACATTATTCGTGTTAACTTTGGTCCGAAACAATGAGCGACCCTGTAAACAAACCCTCACACTACAATCAATCAGGAATCGAGTGTATCGATGCAATCGAGGCCGCTCTTGGTGACGGTTTCATCAACTACCTACAAGGCAATGTCATGAAGTACCTTTGGCGTTGGCAGTATAAAAATGGGCTTGAGGATTTACGTAAAGCTCAGTGGTACTTAACTAAACTAATCGAAATCGAAGAAAAGAAAGAGGAGGCATAATGTCATGATATCTAATCGATTACCAACCGTCTACCAACAATTCATCCATAAGTCGCGCTACGCTCGATGGCTACCTGAACAGAACCGCCGCGAGACGTGGGAAGAAACCGTTGCTCGGTACTTCAACTTTATGGAGAAGCATCTGCTGGACAACCATAATTATAAACTGAATAAAAAGTTCCGAGAAGAGTTGGAGGAGGCTGTTCTTAATCTTGATATCATGCCGTCTATGCGTTGCCTGATGACTGCAGGCCCCGCCCTTGAGCGTGACAATATCGTCGGATACAACTGTTCGTACGTACCTGTTGACAGCCCTCGTGCATTCGATGAGTGCATGTACATCTTGATGTGCGGTACGGGTGTAGGATTCTCTGTTGAGGAGTCTAACGTCGGTAGGCTACCTATCGTTAACGAACACTTTGAAAAGTCTCCCACTGTCGTACACGTTGCGGACAGCCGCAGCGGATGGGCACGTTCATACCGCGAGCTTATCTCTCTTTTGTACGCAGGACAGGTACCTTCTATCGACGTATCCGCCGTACGTCCTGCAGGTGAGCGCTTGAAGACTATGGGAGGTCGTGCATCGGGCCCTGAACCTCTCCTAGAGCTATGTGACTTTACGATCAACATTTTCAAGAAAGCGGCGGGTCGTCGTCTTTCTGCTCTTGAGTGCCACGACATCATGTGCAAGATCGGTGAGATTGTTGTGGTAGGCGGTGTACGTCGTTCTGCCCTTATCAGTCTATCTGATCTATCGAACCGTGAGATGGCACACGCCAAAGCGGGCATGTGGTGGGAGGACAACGGACAACGTGCCCTCGCCAATAACTCTGTCTCGTACTCGAAACGCCCAGACATCGGTACGTTCATGAAAGAGTGGCTCTCTCTGTACGATAGTAAGAGCGGAGAGCGGGGCATCTTCAATAGAGACGCCGCCCGTCAGAAAGTACTTGAGAATGGTCGCCGTGACGGGGATCACGAGTTCGGGTGCAACCCCTGTTCAGAGATTATCCTTCGTCCGTACCAGTTCTGTAACCTATCAGAAGTGGTCGTACGCGCTACAGATACTCTTGAGACTCTTACGCATAAGGTACGTCTTGCAACAACTCTCGGTACGTTTCAGTCTACGCTGACAAACTTCAAGTACCTACGTAAAGTGTGGGAGAACAACACAGCAGAAGAGCGTCTTCTCGGGGTTTCACTCACGGGTATTATGGACCATTCTGTACTATCTAAGACGGTAGATTCACATCGCTGGTTGGTTAAGATGCGCCAAGCCGCTGTGACCCAGAATGCGTACGTGGCAGAGCAGATCGGTATTAACCCATCCACAGCCATTACGTGTGTCAAGCCATCAGGTACTGTGTCCCAGTTAACAGACTCTGCTAGTGGTATTCACGCCCGTCACAACCCCTATTATGTACGTACTGTACGCGGAGATAACAAAGATCCGCTCACACAGTTCTTGATTAACAAGGGCGTACCTAATGAGCCTGACGTTATGAAGCCTGACAATACGACTGTGTTTAGCTTCATCACACGTTCTCCAGAAGGCGCTACATGCCGTAATGACATGACAGCTATCGAACAACTTGAGCTGTGGAAAGTGTACGCTATGCACTGGTGCGAGCACAAACCGTCCGTGACGATCAGTGTCAAAGAGCACGAGTGGCTCGAGGTTGGTGCTTGGGTGTACGAGCATTTCGATCTGGTTAGCGGTATCTCGTTCTTGCCCTTCAGCGATCACACGTACAAGCAAGCTCCGTACCAAGATATCACAAAAGAAGAGTATGACGGCAAGTTCCAAAGAATAGAAACCCCTGAAGGCAACATAATTAATGTTGACATGACCATGCCAAAGGATATAGATTGGATGGATATGGGGCAGTTCGAGACACACGACACAACTAACGGTAATCGTGAATTGGCTTGTTCTGCAGGTGCCTGTGAGATTGTTGACATAGTTGCGGCGGAATAAATACGATGATGAAAGTCGATGGCTTTGATGATGCTATAATTGGACTAGGGTGCCGTTGTGGTGCCCCCAACATCCTCGTGTACGATTCATCAAAGTGCATCGACATTCTCGTCCAAGAGCACGGAATGAATACGGTTGATGCTCTCGAGTACTTCGAGTACAACATACTTGGTGCGTATGTCGGAGAAGGCACCCCTGTATTTGTGTATCCCGATTACATAGAGGCATTAGAAGATGATAGCGATTGATATTACAGAAGACATACTTGTAGAAGCTGGCAAACGGGCATCCAACATGCCAATACTTGCAGGTAGCATAACAAACGGTCAGAGCAACACGCTTGGTTCCGTCGGTGAAGTACTTGTACAGCGAGTACTTAACGCCGAATTCTCCAATACCTATCACTACGATCTCGTACATGATGGGCGTCGTATCGACGTTAAGACTAAGCGGTGTGACAGCATCCCTCAAGGGCATTACGACTGTTCTGTCGCGGCACACGGCTCAGATCAAGACTGCGACGATTACGTCTTTGTACGTGTACTTCATAACATGCGTCGTGCATGGATACTCGGTTTAATAGAGAAGTCCGAGTTCTACACCAAAGCTACTCGCTACACTCGTGGCGATGTAGACCCGTCGAACGGTTTCATATTCCGTGCCGACTGCTACAACCTTCCCATTAACCAGCTTAAAAAGATTGAGGCATGAAACAAAAACCAACAACAAAGATAGATGCACTGTTTACTCTTCAGTGCGGCCTAACGAGAAACGGGGATGTTAAACTTGAAATGGATTATGTAGATCCTGATCTGTTTACAGAAACTATGAAGCAGGAAGCTCCAGACTTTGATGGTACCTTCCAGATTGCATCCTTATTACGCTACCTGAAAACAGCGGGCAGTGAAGTCATGGAGAAGGCGTATGGGTACGTCCAAACCTAAGATCGAACTTGAAGAAGTACAGCTTGAGCTACCTTTTGACATGCCACATATACCGCTCGACCCTAAAAATCGTGTGTGGTACTACGATGGGTACGGATTAAAGCGCCGCATAGACAACGACAAACCTTACGAGGAATAGACCATGTACGACTTACCTGAACACATAACTATATTCTACTTTCTTATTGCAGGCTTCTTCTTTGGTTGGGCAATGCCACGAGGCAAGTACCTGAAGTCCCTACAGCTAAAGCTATTGAAAGCCTTGCACAACTTCTTTGCAGACGAACAGGACTACATTCAAAGTAAAGTAGAACGTATCCGCAAAGTTACGCGCCGTAAGAAGTGATGCGTTATGAGATACAATCACTGGTTCTGGCACAGCGTCCCGATTACACTATTGAGTAAGTACTCGGGCAAGTTACATGCTTGGTTGTGGTACAAACGCTTCGGTAGAAAATAAAAAAACCCCATCCCATAAAACTAAAGGGCGCCAGTAAGACTAGCGCCCTTTCGTCGGCCGGGAAAAGCCCAACCCTTTAAGTTTTTATAGAAGTTTAGATCTTTTGTGGCATCACCATATTCGCAGCGGCGGTCATTGGTGCGGGCGCTGACATTTCAGTCGAGTTTTTTGCCATACCACCTGCCATCATTTTCTTTTTCTTGCCTTTACTTGTAGTTCCGCCGTACATCATGGGTTTACGGGCGGTGCCGCCGTAGCGCATACCCTTTGGTCCGTTGTAGTAACTTTTCATTTTATTGTGCTCCTTGTTGCATGTTCTGTTGATTAGTCATTTTACGTTTCTTAAATTGTTCCCAGCCAGCAAAGTTCTGGAAGTTCATTACAGGAATAGCTGAGGGTGCTCTCAATGCTCCGCTAATGTCACGTCGAGTTGTTTGTGGTCCTGACAGTATGTCATTGGTACCTCTGTCAGCGTGATACATTTGACGTACCAGACCAGATACCATGTGCTCTTGAATAAGATCGAGCTGTTCTTTACTAGGCTCTCCACCCTTGATAGCCAAATCCATAACAGCTTTAGCTACTTTTGGGTTAGAGATCATATCGACCATAGCGTTGTACGACATGTTCATACTGTTACGGAATGCCACCTCAAGAATAAGAAGACGGGGGCTGATCGTGTGACGTGATACCTGCCAAACTTTGTTGATCATACCGTACCAGCTAACAGCCGTAGGTTTATTACCTACTGTTGGAAGATCAACACGGTCTTCTCCATATCTATATGCTTGTTTCAATCCTGTTTGAATTACACGCAGACCTTCTAATCTTTGCGGATCAAGATCTTCCATTGCCCGTACAAAGTCTTGATTATCGAGAAGTGCATTCAACTTAACAAGATCGATGGATCTTCCACGAGTACCGTCCACTGCAATTTCTTTAAGTGCTTCCCGAGAAAGTACCTCTGACATTGCAGCTCTAAATGCAGGTAAAGCCTCTTGACCTTTAGAAGCAACAAGGTCTGTCTCCATCCGTTTAACGAGACTAAATCCATTAGATGCTAGAACAGAGAATGCTGTCTGACCTCGAGCTTGTTCTGTTCCCAAGCTACCGAGAGCTTCATTAACTACTTTCTGAATAGCTTTGAATGATTCTTCTCGTAATTTTTCTTCTGGATCAAACTGTACGCTTGTCTTAAATTTTCCGGCTTCTGTTTCTAGTAAGTCGGATGCCTCATCAAGCATCTTACGTACTGCAGGTATATCCTGTATGTTTTCGAGTGATGCAAAATCAAACAGATCATTTTCATCTAGAAGACGAGTATTAGAATTAACGTACTGTACCCTTTCCGTACCGTCGTCTAGGGTTGTTACTACTTTATTTTTAAGCCGTATATTTAGCAATGGGCGTATGGTTTGGGCGTAATTGTTATTTGCCTTTTCCCATGATGCTCCACTAGATATCTTAGTAATATTCTCGATACCTTCCAGCGTAACATTAGCACCAAGAGGCAGCTTATTGATATTAGCTTGATTTGTTAGCCATTTGCCTGCATTTGACTGTAGGTACAGATTTGATGTGTAACCTTGTATAATTTTTGCCACTGTGTTGGCACCCTCTGAGCCTGCAACAAGTACGTACTCACCAGATTCAGGATCTAGTTCACCGTATATTCTAGCAAAGAATGGAGCAACTTCTGTGTCAACAATCCTCTGTACTTCATTCGGGTTGAGATTTTTTACTTTGCTTGCAGACAAAGGTTTTGTTACTTTATCAAGAAGTCTAGATGCCGCTTTATTGCGTTCTGCATCTGTTTTGGATGTAACGACATCATGGATTAGAGACCCTACTTCATCGTCCTTGTTATATCCAAATCTCTCATAGAAAGTCCTAGATTCCTTCCGAGCATTCCCGACAGAGTTTCTGGCATCTTCTGGTGCAAGAGATGGAGATCCAAACATATCATCCACTAAGGAGAACTGAAGTGCAGTATCAACCTCTTCTCGTGCGCCCTTGAGGATAGAAGAATAACCTCTGTCCCCCCTATTTTTATATGAAGCACTTGTGAAAAACTTAGTTATCTCATCAGCTTCCAAAACATTAAATGGAAGTGTCATGCTATCTGCAAAGATCCTAGCGTCATCTACACTTGTTATTCCAATATTACGAATAGCAGGAACATCTGCTACCGCCGCTATGTCGTCCGCAGAAGCTGTAGCCAAGAAATTCTCTAACCACATCCACGCCGCTATTGGGCTATTTCCGTCAACCACATCGTCCCGCATTCTGCTACCTTCTGGTAGTGCATCGTACACAGATGCCATCAACTCAGAAAATTCACGAGGATCTTGAATACCTGTATAGGTGTTTGATAAGAACCGTTCTGCGGCGTTATTCGCTATACCTAAAAACTCACGCTTCTTGGGGTCTTTGTATCTTAAGGAGACAGCCCTCTTTAAAAGGCTAGATTCCATCATGTCTGTTTCGCTGAGTACTTCTCCGTATAGTGCATGGAACGACTGATTGCCGCGAGCTAACCGCATAATAGTAGGTGCCAAGTTCACCAAGTACTCTTGTCCCGTGTCGGGGTTCTTAGAGTTAAGAGCTATCTTGTCATAATTACCGCGCATAACAGCTTTAGCACCTTCATGCACACTCACAAGAGAAGAAACAACAGTGTCACCAAGTACTTCTTCATCCCCAAGAGTTGCAATACTCGTCATACGGTCGATCTGCCCCTGAATAAACGCATTAATCTGCGCGTTGAGTGCATCTTGTTCTTTTAGCTTTGCTGTTAGGTCGGCGGCTGTTTTAGGATCACCGTACTTTCCGTCAAGTAAACTGTCTGTCAACTGCTGATACAGACGTACCAAATCAGATGCAGCAAAGTCTGTACCTTCACCGCCTGTACGCATCAATTCAAGGACACGATTGTGCACTTCCGTAATGTACTCTATTTTTGCTTGTTTGTCGGTAGCGGTATTCTGAAGCTCATCTGCAGCCATATTCCGCAAACCAGACAAGAATGATACCGTTTCCTCATCTAGCTGATCGGAGTACTTAAGAAGCTCGTCTGCTATAGGCATCATCTTGTTAGCAAAGTTAGAGCGATTAACTAGCAATTGTTCTTGTAACTTGAGGATGTTTGGAATGTCTTTGATTTCTGATACAGATATTGATTGCCGAAGCATTTCGTCCATTTGAATCATCAAAGGACTCATTAGAATATCACCCATAACAAGGGGGACATCATCTTCAGATATTACTTGAATTCCGAGACGCGCTTGAAGAGCAAGGATGTTGTCCATCATAGCCCGTTTTTGTTGAGCATTTCTTTGAAACTCTTCTTTCATCTCTACAGGTAGCCCATTTATGTAGCTACTGTATATGGACTGAGCTGCAGAAGATTCGGCAGACCGCATAGTACGAGATGCTTCTCTCCACGTTTGTCCTGTTGCAAGTCTACCAAGAGTCGCAGAGTTCTGTTGATCGGTAAGCCAGCTTACAGCATCAGTAAGAGCTATACCAAAATCTGCACCTACCTTAGTCGTTACTTTTAATAGGGTTGGTCCAAAGAGTACACCGCCGATACCCCCTGCAAATTCGTAGTACCCATTACCTTTTACTTCGTCATCAAAGTACTCGGCAGCGTAAGCTCCAGCAGCAACACCAAAGGTAGCGGCAACTTCTTCTCCATAAAACCTAAGAGCAGACGTTTCATACGGCCCAAAACCTTCTTCAATTATCAGCTTTAAATTTTTTTGAATGTACTGGGAGGCGGCCCGTGTTCCTTGTGCGACGTTTGTGCTGGAGCGCCAATCCTCTAAGGATTGTTTTATTTCAGTACGAAGCTGCTCTGCTCTAGCTTGAGAAGCCCTAAGCATTTGTTTACGCCCTTCATCGCTGTTTAGTTCTGCTTTTGTTAGAGCATTCTTTACTAGCAACTGACGCCCAGTTCTATAATGTCTAGCAGGGTTAAGAATTGAAAGAATTTTCATCGCCCCACTCCGCATAGGGGGTTGAGGATTACCTAAACTTTTAGATATAACCTGAGTCATTTGCTCAGGCGTAGCAATTCTTCGGGCTTCTTCTATAGTTGCTGCCCCTGTAACTGCAATCAAATTCCTATCAAATCCTTGCCGAGTTATAGTGCTGTACAGACCCTTCATAATACCTTGAGCACCCAGCGCAAACATAGCTGCTTCAGGAGCCATAGTCTCTACGTCGTGCATAAAACTAGGAGAATACGATAGTAACTCTTCAGCTTGCTCTATTGTCAATCCCGGCACAGTCCTTGCGTACTCTTCTGCAAGTGTGGGGAGATATTTAAGCTGAATAAACCCATCTGGCGTCATCTCAGCAATATCAAATCCAGCGACGCTAATGTTTTGTTTTACTACCTGATCGACAAATGTCTGTGCCGATAGAGCAAGTAGCCCACGACCATCACGGCTAAAGAATGCATTCTGTACCATATCTTTACGAGCTTCAGGTGTTAAGCCTAAAGGTTTGGTAGGATCAAAGGGCAAACCCTCAAACGTACCGAGAGGAGACATAACTACGCCTTGCTCTGCGGCAAGCTGTGCGCCCTTCATAGTCATGTTTGTGATGCCTATAGCGGCATTCACAAAGAATCCCGGAATATCTAAGATATTGCGCTCTGTTATGATGTTGGTGTACTCCCCCGTTTTTACGGAGCTCATAAACGCAATCTGATCATTTATATTGTACCCGAGATTCGATAACATGCGGCTCAAACGAGCGTAGTCAGGATCAATCTCAAGAGTTTGTGGTGTAATTGCATAGTTTTCGTCCAGCAGCTTCTTGGCGTACTCATTCATAAGTACAGGCTGCCCGTTTTCGTCTATTTCGCCCAGCATCCCCCTTCTAATTTCGTTGTTTGTACCCGTAAATATGCGGAAGTACTCTACGGGTTCATTTCCAATCCGCTGGGGCACGGCGTTTTGGTCGTTCCCGTCTGTATTAAAAGCAAAAGCAAATCCACCGTTTTTAAGGTAGTACTTAATTTTTAAGGAAGGGTCGAGATCCTTAAAGTTTTTTATAGTACCGTCGGGGAGCCTGACCTGCTTTGTTACGCCTAGCTTATTCATGACGGCACGTATACTAATATTCTGCACTCCGTCTTCATCCGTTGTTACAACGCCGTCTTCTTGCTTAAGATATTTTATGGTGTTACCTGCTGGGTCTGTTTCCACCACACCTCTATGTGTTGTCAAGAAGCCATCGGCACTCGTTATAATATCCATAATCGTGGGATTAAGCGGATGATTAGGTCCCAGTGAAAAGTACTTATGAAACAGAGATGAGGCATTCATGTTCATAAAGTCCTCGCCGAATTGTGATACAGGCGTTTTAAAACGGAATCCATTTTGAGATGCAGAACGAGGAATATCTGATACTGATACTTCAGGTACACTCTCTGTAGCCATATCTTTTGTCACAGAATCTTCAGGAGTTTCTTGGGCTGTCTGTTGAGTTGAAATCTGTGGCTGTGGTTCACTGGCCTTCTTCAGGATCTGCTCGGGCGTGTCTTCAAACGCAGGTACAGACTCTGCCATCGTGCTACTAAAGCGAGGGTCTTGCTGCACAGAAGGATCAACCAAGATATCAGGCATCTCGGGTGTCTTAGTCTGCTCTTCTTGAGGTATGGTTACAGTAGGCTCACTTGGATCTTTAGGATTAAGCAGGCTTATTGTTTGAGTAGTCAGATCGACCATTAGAGTACCCTTAGTTTAAAATAATAGTATTATATGCCTACGTTGCTTCCATCAGGAATAGACGTGAAATCAACTTTGATTTGTTTATCAGGAGGCATAAATTGATTAATCGTATCGAGGACTTGCTGTCTTGCACCTGCCCTATTTCGAGCAGTAATTCTCCGCCTTCCAATTGCACTGTCAGCTATATTAGCAGCGAGTACACCTCTTTCAGTCGGATTGGAAAGTATGTACGCCGATTTTTCAGTGTTTGTAGCAGACATAGCTGAAGCGTATTTCATGACCTCAATGGCAGAAGCAGGATCAACAAGCATACTTTGAGCCATTGCGTTTGACATCTGTTCAATATCCTGAGCAGACAAGCGAGCTCCGCCCCCTTCTGGGTTTTCCATAAGTCGTGCAAGAGTATAGACAATCTGAGTAGAGATAAACTTATACACTGCTTCATTTTTTGCTTTGCTATCCATTTCTTCAAATGTTGAAGGATTAAAGGCATCATATACTTTATTTACCATCCCCACATCTTCGTCGCGTGCGAACGCACCAACAAAAGCATTAAATTGCGCTTTTGATCCAACAATTTTTGATATGAGAGTACCTGAAATACCGCCAGTAGCGTCTCCGCTTTCTAACAGCTCTATGCCATCTTCTAAAAGACCTTTAAGAGTAGCCCCAGAAGACACGATTCCGCGTTGAGTGTCTAGGTACTCATCCCACTGTTTTAAGTCTCTAAACCCTAAAGCTGAACTGTTTCTCGCACGAGTTTGTTGAGCGGCACCGATATTACGTGTAGACATAATATCAACATCAACCAATTTAAGGTATTGGTTTGGAATTATATCGTTAAGGATGCCTGCAACTAAATTGAATCCATGTTGACCGTACTGGGCATTACTATTAGCTAGAGTGTAGATATTTTTAATCTCACCGTACACGGCATCTTGTGTCTTAACATCATTAAAGTACAGGTTAGAATCTGTACGTGTAGCCACACCGTATCCCCTTAAACCTGCATTTATAGTGTCAGCCATATCTCCAACATTCTTATCTTCTATATTATCATCTGGAATGACATTTGCTACCTCCACAAAACGAGCTGCGAGAATTTTGCTATTTAGTTCATCACTAGGAAGACCATTAGTAGGACCTGTAGTACTTGAAGCTATACGGTTTGCGATGGCGACGGCTTCTGGACTAGCTACTTGTGGTGATATCTTGACTACTTCTAGCTCGTTAGGATTATCTTGCGATACTCTAAAAGCAAGGGGCGAGTTTTGAATATTATAGCTAATCGCCTTTGAGATAATATCATTAATTTTCTTCTGAGACAAGCCTGTGTTTGCAAACTCATCATGAAGCTCTTTTCCTATGTGCGGATAATTAGCACCAGCAGAACCCGCCTGTCCACTTACACCCTTAACACTTGCTGTCATGTAAGCAGAAACGGCATTGAGAAGACCTGATTCTGCTCTATCTAACATTTTTTGTGCTTGTACATCTCCGTTTTGTGCTAATGTAATTATTCTACTGAACGGTACTCGCTGCAAGTAGTTCCGAAGGGCATTGCGGTTATCGCCAGCCCTATCATTATCTGCCCCGCGTATCTGAAATCTTCCGGCAGCATCAAAAAGTTCTCCTGTAGATTCATCAAGCTCTTGATTAGGAAACAGCGTCATATACTCCGAAGTAGATAGGAAAAATAAATTTGATGGGTCTGATACTCCCGCATTAAATGCGGCTTTACTAGCTTGATATTTGTCTTGTGCACGCTGCAGTTTTTCTCCAAAGAGTCTCATCTCTTCGATCTCGCGAGTGCCTTGTTGTGTAACCAGTGTGCGTTCCATAGCGGCTTCATCTTGCTGCTTTTGAAGCTGTATATTCGCGAGAGCCTGATTTGCAAGTTTTATCTGTTCCTGCCTTTGTTCCTCAGCGCGAATCTTATCTTCACGTTTTTCTTGCTGTGCCAACATGTACCCCTCGCCAGCACCACCAATAAGACCCGCACCAAATATGCTAAAAATACTCATGAGATTACGCTTCCTTATTTGTGCCTAAAAATCCGCTGGACTTTTTCTCAGCAAGTTGTTGCCGCTTGGTTTCTTCTTCACGAGCCAGAATACGTTGCTCAACCTTACGGGAAATATGATCTAAGGTTTGCTTGCCCATATTATTCTTAATCATATCGTACGCTTGTGGGTTGTTACGGCGCATGTACTCCATCTTGCTAGGATCAACGGTTTCTTCCCGTGCTGAAGGCATCGCTCCATCTTTTGTGGGATACCATTTAGCAGGGATATCTAGTTGATCAGCCATAGCAGCCAATTGGTACTCAATCTGCAGTCCCGCAACCTCAAGTACGTCAGGGTTAGCCATACCCGTAGAAAAGTCTTGCAACTGAATCATCTTTGTTATTTCTCTGATGCTCAAACCAGAGATCATCGACTCAGCAAGGTTTTCAATAATTGCAGGAGACATTAGCTTAGTCTCAATGTAGTCCATGTACTCTGGAACGGTCGTGTACTTGGTCCCGCCCTTTCTATCAAAGGGACGTGACCCGAGAGGCTTTGTCAAACTGTGTCCGGGAGGTGCCCGTAACAATGGGTCCGGATTGTTCCGCGAAAAAGTGTCTTTTACGGGTCTAGCCATTGTTATTAACCTCTTAAGTTAGGAGTCTTCGTTGTACGTACTGGGCGTGGTCGTGCTTGCGGTGCAGGAATGTCTGTATTGCTGGTAACACTTAAGGTTAAACGCGAAGGAGACATTGCGGCAGAGTTACGTATCGCACTCTGCATAGTTGTCTGGAATGCTTGGTTTTTACTGTTAAGTACCGTTTTAAAAGCCTCGATGCTTTTGTCAGTAAATTGAAGATTCCGTAGTGCATTCTCTGTTTTACTTACAGCGAGTTTTTGCCCTCTTTTTTGGCCTGTTACTTGGGCTGACATGGGTGATAAGAATCCCGTAGTAGAAGGCGCATTAAGATTGTTTTCAGAGAATACGTCGTACTTTATTTCTTTGAGGGCATTCCCCGCGTAACCAGAGCTGTCATACAAGCTCTTTACGCCATCTTTTACCCAGTTGTAGCCACTGGTTATTGCGCCCCATACGGTACTTTGATTATCTGTGTTTGCCATTTTAATTCCCCGCGTTAATCGTTAGACCCGTTATTAGCCCATTTATATATGAGAGCTTTACCTAAAGATACGCCCGCATCAAAAGTGGCCTTCAACTCGTACAGATCAGCATTTCCTGTTATCTCCATAGCAAGTAGCGCCATTTGGTGCTGGCGGTCTTCTTCACTGTTGGCATAGCTCATGGCCCACTCAACATTGTCGCGGTACTCTTGCCACAAAGCAGCTTGTGCGGAAGTAGATAAGTTAAATAGGTTTTGTGCATTAATCCGTGCTGCTTCATTATTAGCTGCTGTATTTGCTGTGTTGATCTGACGACGCCATTGGGCATTCGACTGATCAATCTGTAATTGCATACTTGCGTTGAACTGCTCCCGTTGATTGTTCGTATCAAGTACAAACTTGTTCATCGCATTCTTTTCGTTGACGTTGAACTGTTCTTGTGCTGCCTTACGGTTAGCATTCGCTGCCTCAATAGACGAGTTTAGCTGGGCAAAGAACTGATCAACTTGTGCTTGTGATTCGGCGTTAAACTGGCGAGCTGCATTTTCGGCTGCTTGATTTGAGAACAAAGCCTGTAGCTTCCCTTGATAATCGAGCTCATTAGATTTTTGCTGATTATTCAGGTTCGAGATG